CAATGCATCCACTCATCTCCACAACGGAACCTTGCGCCGGAATCGCCCTGAAGAACAATATGAAAGCGCGAATAGTAGGCGACATGCTCTCGCGTGTCAGCGTGCGGATAGATGCGGCCGCCAGGCTTTATCTTGTTGATCATCACGCGGCCAAGTCGCTCACCAGCAACCGCGGAGAAGAGCGGCATCACGAGCGCTCGCGCCTCCGGTAGGAGCGCATAAGCAGGGTAATCTATCGACTCGTGCTGATCGAAAGCATGGCCCCCGGCCTTGTAGGCCTCTAATTCTGCCTCCTGCTCGAAAACACGCTTCTCTGGGAAGCGAAGCATGATGGATTCAACCTCGCCGAACGGCCCTTGCGGGTAGTCGCGGAGGTAGGTGTCCTCCTTCCATAGTTCTGGCCTGCGGGCGATAGCCAGCATGAGAGGCATGACATTAACGCCAGTCGCCAGACGTTGGAAGTTCATGGCGTCGAAATGTAGCCGCTGATCGCGATATTCAGCGCCAAGCCGGTTCCGGATTTCGCCGAGATCTTGTAGCCGGGTCGCAGATGCTGGCCAACCAGCGCAGAGAGCGCTGTCGGCATCGATGGCGCAGGCGGGATCTGGACGGCCGATAGGAACTCGGTCCCGCCGTTCTCAGTCCCGGCAGGCGGCACGATGTAGACCGTCAGCGTCGCCATCGAGCTAAACGAGTTGTTCACCACAGCAGAGTTGATCGTCACCACCTGTGCAGGCGTCTCCGGCGCGGCCGGATTGGTACCCGGTGTCGTGTAGCTCGTCCCCGAGGTCGTCGTCCCAAGCTGGGCGTTGATGAGGATGATTGGATTGCGACTTGGCATGTGTCTTACCTCGGAATGCCCGTCATTGTGGGCGTGGTGACTGCGTAGGTGACGTTCAGCACATCGCCCTTGTTGAGTTCGATGATTCCGTTGGTGAGGCCGAGTGTTGCCGTCGATGCGCCTCGCCCATAGCTCATCAACGAGACCGCACCACCGCTCACGATGACAGCCATGCGATATGGCGCCGTGTAGGCAAATGGCGACACTCCGACAACGATGCCGAACGTACCGCTCGATGCCGGCTCCTCCTGCGGCGAGGAAATATGAGGCGCGAAAGTGGTTTCACTCAGGTCTGCCATGTTGTCTCCATCAAGCCGGAGCAGCACGCGCTCTGCATCACGTCAGGAAACATCGCCGCTGCATCAGCCGGCTGCGCGACATCCGGGAAAGCAGATGCCGCAGCTGCTGGCTGCGCTACGTCAGACATCGAAACGTCTGCAATGGCAGACTGCACCACATCCGAAGGCGTTTCGAAGAACTGTGCCGGCTGGAATGCGCTGGTGAGCGCGGCTTCGGCAAGATCCTCTATCTCTACTAGCGTGGCATCTGGATTGAAGCCGCCGGTCCGGCGCAGCAGCTTTGCCAGCAGCGCATAAGCGGTCTCCGTCAGATTGCCATCGGGCGTCACGAACTTGCGGTCGATCCGCGGGCCTTCCGACTGAAGTTCCGTGCGTGCCATCAGATGGCCCCCACCAATGCCTTGACCACCACGCGCGGCACCGGGTCAGTGATGCTGACCTCGAGCAGGTAGTCGCGGCCGGCGCCGCATGGCCGCCTCCACGTGGCGCGCCGATTGACCTCGCCGATTCGGCCGAGTGAGCGGTTCATCAGCGGCGTCCACCGGCCATCGCGGCGCACGCGAAGCATGATCTGCGGTTCATCTCCGGTCTCGGAGCCCAACGGCATCTCGGCCACCACCTGCACGCCGGCGAGCGGGAACTTCGACTCGTTGTCGCTCACGTGGGCAGACACGCGCACGGCGCGTTGCACGTTCCCGGCGTTTGAATGGATGTCCTCTCGCAGTTCGTAGACATCGCCGGTCTCAAAGTCGCCGATGAGCTGCTTCCCGAAAGCATAGATTGCACACCGGCTACGGTGGCGGTCCCAGCGCAAGCCATTGACCCATTCGAGGTACTCGGACCAGCCCTGTGTCGTTGTGTCGAAAAGCCATGTTTGCTTGTCGGTCGGGAACGTGATGACGTAGTAGCTGTGCGCCCCCATCCGGAAGGTGTAGGCCTCGGCGTCGGCCAGCGTGTAGCCGGCGAGCGTGTGATCGATCGCCGGATCGCTCACGGTGCCCACGGTGCCCACGGTGCCGCCTGCTGCCTTGTAGATGCTCGCGCCACCATTGCGGTCGGCGCCGAGCCAGTAGACGCCAGTCTTATCAGTCGCCACCGAATAGGGCGCAACGCATCCTATCTCGCCGAGCGCACCCTCAAGCGGGATGAACGGCCGCGTCGCGTCGCCGCTGTTCCAGAAGACTTGAAACGAGTCGGTGCCCAAGAGGTACAGCTGCCGGTTGAAGGCGATGAGCCGCACCAGGTTGTCGGGCAACACCTCGGCCGACGCGAAGTCGAGCGGATTCCACGAGAGCGCATTGCCAACCGCCGAGATCTGGAAGCGTTGGCTGTCCGGGTCAATGGCGATCATCGTGTTGTCGATGTTCGCGACGCTGTTCGAGCCGACTGGGAAGTTCGAGATCCCTGTCACTACCTCGTTTGTCGCGAGGTCGAGTGCAATCAACGAGGTCGGCGGGCTTACCGCGATCAGCTGCAAGCCGTTGTCGGCCATCACCACAGGCAGGCCGCTATCGTCGCCAAAGTCACCGCGCTGCACGAAGGTCCAATCGGCCATCACTTCGTAGAGGAACCTACCGGCAGCGGCAAAGAGGCGCCCAAGAGTCAGGTGAAATCCCCGCAGCGGACCGCCGGGCAGGGTGAACACCGGCATGCTGTAGCCAGGCAGGCCGATGAGGGATAGCGGCACCTTGCCATTGGATTGATCGATCTCAAGGCGAAGATTGATCGACCGCTGGCCGTTGATTGCCTCGCTGATCGACCGATAGCTTGGACCTATGAATCCTTTGATTTCGGTAGGCATTATCAATACCTCCACCAATCCCAACCGAACCAAGGCAGCGGTCCACGCGCCCCGGCCGTTGTGATGTAGCCTCGGCAGAGCGTCGTCGTCACGCCGTCGATGTCCGCGGCGAGGCGGTAGCGCATGCGCTGAGGATAGGTGTCAGGCACCGTGAACTGAGAGCCGACCGGTATCGTGATGGTCCTCAGAAGTGGAGAGCCAAAGGCCGTCAGCGCTTGGTTCGTGATCACCGATGCTGTCGGCGTCTCGTCCCCGTCCTTGTCGTAGACCGTCAGGTTCAGCGTCACCTCGTCCCCTGCGTTGAGCAGTAGCTCGCGGTCGTTGACTCGGCTGAGGGCGACGGTGATGTCGGTCATGGCATGGGCTCAGAAGTCAACAGCGCCGCACGTTGGCTGCGCCGGCACCTGTACGTAGGCCTGCACCATCCCCATGCCCTGCGGCCACCACGTCGCATCCTTTGGTAGGGTAAAGTCATCGGCCGCGAAGAAGGCTGTCAGGAGGATGTAGGCCTCCAGTAAGTCATCTGGGATGTCCCGTAGTGTCCAACGCAGGAGGCCCTGAACCGCGATGGCCGAATGGGCACTGAGCGCCTTGTGACGGGCGATGTCCATGTCCTCGTCGGCCGCCGGTTCGGGACCAGAAACGGCCTTGATCTTGCGCAAAGCTCCGAGTGCGATGGTGTCGATGTCGATCATGGCCTACTTCTTTTCCGCGGCGGCCTTCTCGGTCTCGGTGATCAGTCGCTCATCAGACCATCGACCATCGACCTTCAGGCCAACAGCTTCCGCGAGTTGTTCCAGTTCGGCGCGGCTTGGCTTGGTCTGCGTTTCGCTTTTGACTTGCACGTCGGTCACATCATCCTCGACCGCGAAGTGCGGGTGCATCTTCAGCTTCTCGATGTGCTCTCGCTTCATGAGCCCATTGCCAGCACCAACGTCAACCGCTCGACCCTTCGAAAAGTCGACCCCGTACTGATGGATGGCGTCCATGGCTTCACCCGGAACCCCAACGAACTTGATCGTTGCCATGTTGATTCCGGCCCCGTTGCCGAGGCCGGGTCCTTGTTTACGCGTTGCGCGGGAGGTAGTAGACGATCAGGGCGATTGAATTGCCGACGCCACCGGCGCCGCCAGCAGTGATGGTGATGTCGATGGTGTCGTTCGTCGCAAGCAGGAGAGGCAGCGCCGTTGCAGCGTTCATCCGAGCCACCCCGCCGGCTTGCCCGATAGTCGATGACGTGATGAAGTAGCTGGCATTCCCGCCGTATCCGACGGTGAACGTCAGCGCCGTTCCGGTGTCCAGATCGCCAGCCACTACGACAACATCGGTGATGACAGAGCCTGCCTGGATCAGCGGCGACTGAATCACATCTCCGGTACCGAGCGCTGCTGTCAATGTGAAGGTGGATGCCTGGATCTTGCCGTCCTGGCCGTCTCCGACTCCGGCCATAGCGTTCTGCGGGCCGGCTGCTTTGGTGAGGGTGTAGGTTGTCATTTCGTGCTCCTATCACGCGTCAGAAACTGCTGCGCAAAACAGCGTGAAGATGCCGTTCTGCTTCAGCGTGTCGCGGTCGTTGACACCGGTTCCGAACATGAGCTTGTCGACGCCGCGGATCTCGCGGATGCCGACGCCCTTGCGAAACTCGTAGTCGGAGTCCTGAATCACCGACTTCGGCCGGCGAGCCCAGGCCACGCCGAGCGCCTGAGAACCAAGCAGGAAGTTGAAGCCGACATCGATACCGGCCGTGCCAACGCCAGCGAGGATGCCGCCGGTCTGGCCGACCGTCGTCGCGTCACCGGCGAACGGCAGGCCCATCTCTGGCACCTCGCGGATGATCACGCCATCCCACATGAGCGAGTCTCCAGTGAAGAGCGGGTTGTCCATCACCTCACGAGGCCGCGCCGTGCGGTTCGCCTGGATCATCGCCGGATCAGCCTGAAGGTCGCGGAACGACATCGGGTTGCACAGCAACACATACCATTCTTGGTCGCCGCTTACCTTCGTCGGACGCATACGCGGCCGCGCGGTCTGCGCGCGGCGCTTGGCGAGCGAGATGATCGCCGTGGACAGCTTGTCGGCCGTGTTATCGATCGTGGCCAGAGCCGTCGCCTGCACTCCCGACGATGCGTTCGAGACGCTCGCGCCGAACAGCACGCGGTCGCTGTTGGCCACCAACCAAGCATTGCGGTCGGCGGCAAGCGCGGTCTCGTACGGGCCGTTCACGCCGGCCGAGTTCGGGATCGACTTGCACGCGATGATGCAGTCCTCGCGCAACTTCTCCAGCGACCAGTTCTTGAGGCCGGTCTTCGCAGCTTCACGCAGGTCGATCGCGCTCTTTTGCTCGTCCCACTCGGTCTCTACAACAGCGTTGCGCAGCGGCGCGACGGCGACCGTCATCGATCGGTTGTCGAGTTCGGCCTCGTTGCCGACCAGCACTTGATTGCCGGTCACGCCACCGCCGATCGCGCGCACGGCGGCGAACGTCACGCGGTCGCCTGGCTTGCGCGTCAGGTCTTCCTTGACCTGAATGATCGCGTTCTCGGTGGTACCCATGTACCGCATGAAGCGGTTGTCACGGATGTACTCGCTGAAATACTGGTCGTCCCACTGCTGTGGGGTAAGACCAGCACGGACTGTAGTTTCGGCCATCGCAAACTCCTATCGAAATGGAATGATTTCGGAAAGCGGCGTAGGACCGGTGAACGCGGGCGCATTGCGCGGCGCGCTCGATCGAACGCCGTTGAGGGACTGCGGGATGCGAGGAGTGGCGGGGGCGGCAGTGGGTGACTCAAGGGAC